CCCACGCGCACACGGGCCCGAAACCAAAGAACGCGGGGACCGAACCGAAAACGGGTGACACAAACGCGACTCTTCCCCACCGATGACCGTGATCTCGCTCGGCCTCTGCGTCGGTTGCGGCAAGCCGTTGCCCCTCCGCGCGCCCGGAACGCCCGGACGACCTCGCAAGTTCTGCGACGACGCGTGCAAGAAACGGACGCACAAGCGCCGGCGTCGGCGCGTCGTGTGGAGCACCACCGGCGAGCTCGCCTCGATCCCGACCGACCCGCTCACTCTGCAGCGCCGCTCGCTCGAGCTCCTGGCCGAGTACCTCGACGGCCGACCGCCCGCGCCGGTCATGGACCAGCTCGCGCAGCTGCTGCTCGAGCTTGAGCAGGCGGTCTGGACCCTGACCCAGCTGGCGGCCTCCGGCGATCTGCCGCCCCAGCTCGCCGCGCCGGCGGGCATGCTCGCCGAGGAGATGCGCGCGATCCTCGCCGAGTTCCCCGGTAGGGCGGCCGCGTGACCGGTCGACCGAAGGATCCGACCCGGGAGCGGCGCCAAACCGGGCACCGCCGCAAGCCCGGCGAGGCCCCGAAGCTCGCGGTCGTGCCGTTCCAGACCGCCGATCAGATCGAGTACCCACCGCCGCCGGCTGATCTCGAGGAGGCCGCGCACCCGATCTGGGTGATCGCGGTCCAGGAGCTCGCCCACCGCGGGCTCAAGGCGGTCGATCTCGAGGCGGTTCGTCAGCTCTGCACGATGGCGCTGCGCGCCCGGCAAGCCGGAGCGAACATCGCCAAGTACGGGCTCATGGTCGAGGGCGCCTACGGGCCCATCGCCAACCCGATGCTGAAGATCGAGCGCGACGCGTCGGCGGCCTATGTCCGGCTCGCCACCGAGTTCGGGCTCACGTTCGCGTCGCGCCTGCGGCTCGGTCTGTTCCAGCTCGCCGGCCAGAGCCTCACCCAGCAGCTCGCCGCGTCGATCGACGGGCCCGCCGAGCTCCCCGCGAAGCGGGTCCGGAACACCACCAAGAAGAGCTCGACCAAGCGCGCGGCCAAGTCGACCGGCAAGAAGTGACCGCGGCCGCCCAACGAAAGCAACGGCTGAAAGCCTCGGCCCGCGCCGTGCGCGTCGACCGGTTCTTCTCGCTGCACCTCCGCCACCTCAAGGGCCAGTTCGCCGGCCAACCATTCGTGCTCGAGCCGTGGCAACGCGACGAGATCGTCTACCCGCTCTTCGGGAGCGTCGACCCACGCGGCTACCGCACCTATCGGGAGGCCCTCGTCGGCGTGGCGCGCGGCGACGGCAAGAGCCCGTTCGGCGCCGGGATCGGCCTCTACGGGACGTTCGCCGACGACGAACCGGGCGCCGAGTGCTACGCCCTCGCCGCGTCGAAGGACCAGGCGCGCGTGGTGTTCGGCACCGCGGCCGCGATGGTGCGTGCCAGCCCGATGCTCGACGCGATGGCGCGCGTCTACCGCGACGTGATCGAGGTCCCGGAGACCGGCTCGATCTTCCGCGTCCTGGCCGCCGACGCCGGCCTCGCCCACGGCCTGATCCCGCACATCTGCACCATCGACGAGCTGCACGTCCACAAGAACCCCGACCTCTACGAAGCGATCCAATCGGCGCTGCACAAGCGCCGCCATCCGTTGCTGTTCGGGATGTCGACCGCCGGGTTCGATCGGACCACTCTGCTCTGGCGGCTCTTCGAACGGGGCCTCGCCGGCGACGATCCCCGGTTCTTCTTCCGCTGGTGGGCCGGACCGGACGGCTGCGCGGCGAGCGACACGAAAGCCATGCGCGCCGCCAACCCCGCGAGCTGGATCACGATCCGGTCGCTGCAGGCCCAGCGCCGCTCGATGCCGGAGGCCATCTTCCGGCGGCTGCACCTCAACCAGTGGACCACGAGCGAAGCGACCTGGATCCCGATGCCGCTCTGGGACGCGTGCGCCGGCAAGCCGTCGATCCCCGTCGACGCGCCCGTGTTCATCGGCGTCGACGCCGCGCCCAAGAAAGACACCACCGCCGTCGTCATCGTCTACCGCGACGACCACGGCGTGCACCACTGGAAGGTCCACATCTTCCGGGCCGACCGGGCGATGGGCTACCTCGACTTCCTCGAGGTCGAGGACCTGCTGCGCGAGCTCTGCATGACCTACGACGTGCGTCGGATTCTGTTCGACCCGTTCACGATGATGCGCTCGATGATCACCCTCGCCGAAGAGGGCCTGCCGGTCGAGGAGTACCCGCAGAACGACGCGCGCATGGTGCCGGCCAGCCAGACGCTCTACGACCTGGTGCTCGAGGCCCGCGTCCGCCACGGCGGCGACCCGGTGCTGCGTGCCCAGGCCGCCGTGGCCGCGGCGCGCGAGACGTCGCGCGGTTGGCGGCTGCAGAAGCTGCGCTCCGCCTCGGCGATCGACTCGATCGTCGCCGGTGCGATGGCGTCGCACATCGCCGAGCAGGAGGCGACGTTGTCGGGCGGGAGCACGGTGTTCAGCTTCGACGAGGACGAGCTCGACGACCTGGACGACGACGAGCTGAACCTCGACGACCCGGACCTCGACGGGTGACCGCGCGCCCATCCTGGCGGCCATGACTCCGACACTCCCGATCTCGTTCGTCCCGATCCGGTTCCGCGCTCGGCGCCTCGTCGGCCGGGTGGTCTACGAGCTCGCAGCGACGCTCGGCGGCCTCGCGCTCTGGGGCGGAAAGGTCTCCCACCAGGTGCGGTCCAAGGTCCGCGACGCCTGGCGCGCGGTCACCTCGACGTTGCTCGAGCTCGCCGGCGGCGCCGCCGCGGTCGTCGGCTGCTACCAGATCGCGCCCTGGCTCGGCTGGCTCGCCGGCGCCGCGATCCTGCTGGCCACCGGCTGGATGCTCGAGCCGCCGCGCGCCCCGGACCTTGACGCGTGATCGTCGGTCGGCTCGCGCGCGAAGTCCGCTCGCTCAGCATCGAGAACTGGGGATCGTTCGACCCGTCGGACGGGTCGATTCCCGCGCCGGGCGAGGACAGCACCGTGGCGTCGGGCGCGTTCGTCAACGAACGCTCGGCGATGCGGACCTCGGCGGTGTGGGCCTGCACGTCGCTGATCTCGAACACGATCGCGACGCTGCCGACCGGCGTGTTCCACTCGGAGGACCGCAACGGCACCTCGGTCCGGATCCCGGACCCGACGCCCCAGGTGCTGCGCGACCCGCATCCCGAGATGGATCCGGTCGACTGGTGGACCCGGATCCTGATGAGCCTGTTGCTGCGCGGCAACGCGTACGGCTACATCACGGCGACGACCGCCGACGGGTGGCCGACCGAGATCATCCCGCTGCACCCCGACCTCTGTCGGCCCGCTCGCGACCCGGTCAGCGGCGCGATCACGTACCGGATCGCGAGTGGCGGCAGCGAGCTCGCCTGGCCGCTCGGTCCGATCTGGCACGTGCGCGGGCTGACGCTGCCGGGCTGGATCGAGGGTCTGTCGCCGATCGGCTGCGCGCGCCAGGGCATCGGCCTGGCGTTGTCGGCCGAGGAGTTCGGCGCCCGGTTCTTTGGTGACTCGGCGCAGCCGTCCGGCGCGCTGTCGGTGAAGGACGACATCCCCGACACGCCGGCCGGGAACCTCAAGGCGAAGCGGATCATCAAACGGTGGCGGATGACCCACGGCCGCCGCCGCCTGCCGGCGTTGCTCACCAACGGGGCGACGTGGCAGGCGCTCACGATCAACCCGAACGAGGCCCAGTTCCTCGAGACCCGCCAGTTCCAGCTCAGCGACATCGCCCGGTTCTATCTGGTGCCCCCGCACATGATCGGCGACGTCGACCGGTCGACGAGCTGGGGGACCGGCATCGAGCAGCAGGGCATCGGGTTCGTGACCTACACGTGCGGCACCTGGCTGGTCCGCCTCGAGCAGGCGTTCGGCCGGATCTTGCCCGACCCGCAATACATGCGGTTCAACGTCAACGGCCTCCAGCGCGGTGACTACAAGACGCGCCAGGAGGGCTACGCACTCGCACGCCAGTGGGGGATCAAGACGGCGAACCAGATCAACGCGCTCGAGGACGAGCCGCCGGTCGACGGCGGCGACACGTTGCTGCAGCCACTCAACTTCCGCGACGCCGCGCTGCCGCCCCTCGGCGAGCGGGCGAAGGCCGCGAACCTCCTGGTGCTGGCGGGCTGGGACCCGGCAGACGCGGCGCGCGCCTGCGACCTGCCGCCCATGACCCACACCGGGAAGATCCACGGCGTCCCGCCGCCCGACGACCCCAACGACCCGGCCGTCGACCCGAACGATCCGAACGCCGCCCCGATCACGTACCCGACCGACCCAGGAGCAGCACCATGACCGTCGCCACCACCGCCACCCGTCGCGGCGCTGAGCGTCGCACCGTCGAGCTCGCCGACCTCGAGATGCGCACCACCGCCGACGGCCGCCTCGAGTTCACCGGCTACGGCGCCGTGTTCGGCGTCGAGTCGCGCGGCCTCAAGGTCGTCGAGCGGATCATGCCGGGCGCGTTCACGGACACGCTCGCCGCCGGGCCCGACGTCCGCTTCCTCGCCCAGCACGACCCGTCGACCGTCATGGCGCGCACCACCGCCGGCGACCTGTTCCTGACCGAGGACGGCCACGGCCTGCTGGTCCGCGCGCTGCTCGACCCCGAAGACGTCGACGTACAGCGGCTCGCGACCAAGGTCAAGAACCGCCACATCACCGGGATGTCGTTCGCGTTCTGGGTGATGCCCGGCGGCGAGGAGCGCGTCGAGGTCAACGGGGTCCTCGAGCGGCACCTGACCCGCCTCGACATCGACGGCGGCGACGTCGCCTCGGTCACCTACCCGGCGTACCCGGACACCGACGGCGCCGAGATCCGCTCGGCCGAGATCATCAACCGCTTCGCCGAGCTCGCCGGCGAGCGGTGCTGCACCCGCTCCGCGCTCGAGGAGCTCCCCGACGACCTCGACCTCGACCGGATCCGCACCGTGGTCGAGCGGCTCGAATCGCGCGCCGCGGGTCTGACCAACGACGACCTGGTGCTCCGGCTCGCTCGCGCGGTCGACGACGTGCTCGGCGGCGAGACCTACAACTTCTACTACTGGATCCGGGACGTCGCCGACGACTGGCTCGTGATCCGGGTCGTTAGCTACATGGACGACACGCCGCTCGACGGCGGCTTCTGGCAGGCGCCGTACACCGTCGACGCGGCCGGGAACGTGACGCTGGGCGCGTGGATCGAGGTCCTGCCTCGCACGACCTACGACCCCGCACCCCCGTCGACAGACCCGGAGGAGGTCGGCTCGGGTGACACGCCGTCCACGATGTCGATCGATGAAGCACGCACCCAGGCGCGCATGCGCCGCCGTCACTGAGGAGCCAGCGTGAACCCTTTTCTTCGGGCACTGCTCGACCGGCGCGCCACGCTGCAGGAGCGCCAGGACGCGATCGTCACCGAGGCCGAGACGCGCGTCGCCGCTGAGCGTGAGGCCGCCGACGATCCGGCCGCCGCGCGGATGGTGCTGACCGAGGACGAAGAGACCCGGTTCGGCGCCCTGTCCGAGGAGATGGGCCCGCTCGACGTGCGCATCGCCCAGCTGCAGGACGCCGAAGAGCGCGGCGCCGCTGCTGCTCGTGCGGCCGGCGAGCTCGAAGGCCCCGCGGCGCGGGTGACCAACGAGCCGCTCACCTACCGCCGCAACGGTCCCAACTCGTTCTTCCGGGACCGCGCCGCCGCGATGCGCGAGGGCGGCAACGACCCGGAGGCCCGCGAGCGGCTCGAGGCGCACCAGCGGGAGATGGAAGTCATCCGGGAAGAGCGGGCCGACATGGACCGCACCGACGGCACCGGCGGCGAGTTCGTGCCCCCGATCTGGCTCATGGACATGTACGTGGCGCTCGCCCGCGCCGGGCGTGTCACCGCGGACCTCTGCCGGCGGCTCCCGCTCCCCGCGGGCACCGACTCGATCAACATCCCGAAGATCGCGACCGGCACCGCCGTCGCCGCGCAGACCGACAACGCCGCGGTGCAGAACACCGCCGCGACGACCACCAGCGTGTCGGCTGCCGTGCGCACCTTCGCCGGCCAGCAGAAGTTCGCGCTGCAGCTGCTCGAGCAGTCGCCGCTCAACTTCGACGAGGTGATCTTCGCCGACCTGATCGCCGACCACGCGGTGCGGACCGACTCGGGCGTGATCGCCGGCGCCGGCGCCCCGTCGTTCAGTGGTCTGCTCGGTACCGGCTCAATCATCGCGGTGACCTACACCGACGCCAGCCCGACGGTGCCCGAGCTCTACCCCAAGGTCGCCGACGCGATCCAGCAGATCAACACCAACCGCTTCCTGCCGCCGCAGGCGATCGTCATGCACCCGCGCCGCTGGGCGTGGATGCTCGCCGCGCTCGACAGCAACCTCCGGCCGCTGGTGGTCCCGAACGCGCAGGGCCCGAACAACGCGTTCGCCGGCATGACCGACGTGCGCGCCGAAGGCTCAGTCGGGACGCTGCAGGGCCTGCCGGTGTACGTCGACGCCAACGTGCCGATCAACCTCGGTGCCGGCACCAACGAGGACCG